TTCAGGCATGGAGCGTCTAAGTATCAACGCCCTATGAGCAGCCCTGTGAGCGAACCTAAGGGGATCTACGAGCATAGCATAGGACTTACCACCCCCTGCTGCACCACCATACAATACGTCTGTATCAGGAGCCGCTAGGAAGTCTGTCTGCGGCCCTTCATTTGGTCTAAAGATAACCTTACTATCTACAATCTCCTGTGTATTAGGAGTCAATAAATCTAGTTCATCTTCTATTAAAACCTTGCCAGTATCTGTAGAAGCATCTAAAGGCTCATCTAACTTAGATTGAACCTTAGTTTGTTGTGTAAGACTAGCCTTAGCTGCTCTTAGCTTCTTATCTAGATCTTCTATACGTGTCTGCTTAGACTTTACAGAACGTCTAGAAGCTATCTTAGCCTTCTGTGCTCTGCTATAGCGATACTTAGAGTCCTTACCCTGCTCTTCTCTTTCTTGTCTAACGTACTTTGAAAGACCTTCTACAGATATAGAGTACCCTTTAGACTCTACAAACAATCTACCCTCACGGATAGACTTATACTTACCTGAAACAATACCCTCAACAACATCCTTTAGGACTTTGTATTTAGGCTCATCACGTATAAATAACTTATTCTCTACATCAGAAATGTATGCAAAAGGAGCAACACCCTGCTTACGAGGTTTAGTCTTGGGTAACTTCATATTCTCCTTCTACAACAGTCTTAGCTGGTAGAATGAATAAAGCTCCACCTTCACTTTGTACGTTAACATCTAGCTTGTCTTGCTTTCCTAAACCTGTGCGATCCAAAATAGTCTGAGCGGCCTGTAGTTTTACATTAGCTTGTGGTATAGGTTCATCAGAATCTAAGACCTGTACAAGCTTCATAGCGGCTTTAGGTGCAGATTGGGCTAGTATATGAGAGGCCAGTTCTATTATTTCATTCTTTAATGATTTTATAACTTGGAAATAGCTGCCTTCAGCATAACCTGCTAACTCTGCTGCGTACTTTGGATCACCTCCCGTTTGGATTAAACAGTCCAAGAACTTTTGTTGTTTCTCAGTGAGTTCACGTTCTTTATTAGATTGAGGTAAATATGCGTTCATGTTGTATAGTATACTAACTTATGTTAGGTTTGTCAAGCATTATTTTATTTTATTTAAGCTACTAACCGGACAACATCCTATAAGGCTGTATATAGCTTCTTGTCCGGTTAGTAGATTTATTTATGAAGAAATAACTTGACAAATGGTGAATCTGACTCTATAATATGATAACACGCTGGGCGGGTTCAAGTATATATATATAGGTACTTAAAAGGTGAGCGGTTTTAACCAGCTTTAAAGGCTTTAAAGGTGAGCCGATATTCAGAGGCTTGACAGTTTGAAAAGCTTTCAAAATGTATATCATTTAGTATATATAGGGGGAGGGGCTACGGCCACCTGCCCGGGCCTGCGTCATGCGCACACGTTACGCGCCATCGCACATAAAGGCTTCACCTTCAAAAGCTTCACAAGCCTTGCAAGGCGTTACGCGCAAAAGCCTTTAAAGCTTCACAAGCTTTTGAATACTTTCAAGCCTTGACCGCCAAAATACTGACAAGCTTGTAAGGCTTTAAAAGCTTATAAAGGCATGACAGTTTTTTATAAGCCTTTTAAAGCTTATACTTGTTAGCCTTTAAAACTTAAATCCCTAATCCTTCCAAAGCCTTACAAGCTTTTCATTCCTTCCCAAAGCCTTCCAAAATTCCTAACACTTGTTAGACAAACTGGCACGTTTCTTGCATGTTATTTATTGTTGCACTGTTCTGGTGCCTAACAGTTTAAAGGGGCGTTCCTTATAACCCATTGATTTATATAGGCCTCAAAATGCTTGCAAGCTTCACAAGCAATATACACGCCAACTATCCACGTAATACTTAAAAAATTAAACCATTGTTTTATATAGTGTTTATTAAAAGTGTTTTTGCATTATGTTAAACTTGCACACATTCTGGTGCGTTTTATTTTCATTTGCACTTCATTGGTGCGCTTTTAATAGCTTCAAAATACTCAACCCCCACTCTATAAGGCTTTCTAAACTTGGCACACTTACTGCATTATAGTTCATGTCGCCCCGTGTTGGGGCCTTTAATAAATGAGAGAAACAAACATGTTAAACGTAGAAACCATTAAGCAACTTGCAGCTTCATCACAAACTATAGAGGATCTTAATGTTAGCCTTTCAGAGCAATTATTTGATCAGGTAAAAGATACCATCAACGCAAATGATGAAAACTTGTGGAAGCCTTTGACCTTAAACATCGCCGCTATCTTAGGCTTCAAAAGCCTTAACGAGTACGCCACCAAAACTGGTAATACTTCATTTGCTTCGCGTATCGCTTCATTTAAGTGGGCCGTTGAAGGTGTTGACGTTCATCTTGAAACCTACGCGGACTATCTTGAAGCCTTGAACGCCAAGAAAGAAAAGGCGAAAGCGGAAAAAGCTGCAAAAGAATCTGGTGAAGGTGAAGGCCCACAAATTGATAATGATTTGCTCGCCACCATTAACCTATTAAAAGAGCACGCTACTTTAACGCCTGAAAATCAGAAGATACTCGCCCGAATGGTTCAGGATACAATTAACGCCTACAATGAAAAGGCCTTGAACGACTACCGCTAAACCCTCTCGCCCTGAGCATGGCGTTAAAAGGCTTTTTTATAGCCATATAATAGAGCACTAGGTTTTAGTGTTCTTTTATGTCGCTGTTTGACGTACACCTAAAAGCTTGCCAAGTATTGCGGACTGCGGGAGTATGCCTAGGACATAAAAAACCTAACAGTTGTTAGACTTTTTCTAACAGTTGTTAGACTTTTTTCTAACACTTGTTAGACTTTAACCGAAGAGAAAAATATGAGTATAAAACAATTGAAACGCGCACAGCGCAACACCAATGCAGCCCGAAGGCTTGCAAAGTCTCGCAACCGTTTGCGGGTTATCCAACTCAAAAAAGCATTAGAGCTGGCACAGTTGGAGCGTGAAGCATGAGAGCATTTATTGCTGTTTTAAAGTTTACTTTAGCTTTAGTCATCTCAATTATATTTGTCTGGGCTGGCGTTCATTTGGCTTTTGCGTACTATATGACTGACCAAAACGTGCATGATATTTTTGCGGTGTTCGGGCCTGCACTTGTACTGGTAGGCTGTGCCATGCCTTTTGTAGCTGTGCATGAAGTGTCTAACAACTGTTAGACTTTCCAACTGATGAGGCTGGGTAGTTCCCAGCCGAAACCTTCGGGTCTTGGAAAACTAATTGAGGCTTATGTATGAGCAATGTGATAGCGATAGAGCCATATCTAGCGGAGATGGCAAAGCAAAAATTAATAGATAGCTTGTGTGATGGCAAGGCAATGCCAAAGTATCGGGCGTATTTAAATGCAGAGTTGTCAGATGACCCTGACTTCTGGCATGGTGTTAATGCAATGATGCAGAAAATAACGGAGATGGTAGAAGAATGAAATTACTAGATACTACTGGTGGGAACACCAAGCTAAAAAAGAGCGGTGATAGCAGTGAAGAGTATAGGCTGGCAGGTTTATCCCTAATGCCTGATGATATTCTATGCCCCTATCGCCATATCGCTGGCTGTGCAGATTCTTGTTTGGAGTCTGCGGGAATGGGCGTGTTCGCCAATGTCAAGGCTGGGCGGCAGCGTAAGACCGATTGGTGGCATGCAGATAAGGAAGGTTTTCTTGTACAGCTTCGCAAGGAGTTGACTAACTTTGAGAAGCTTTGTGCCAAGCAAGGTGTTAAGGCGGCAGTGCGCCTGAATGTGCTGTCGGATATACCTTGGGAGAAGCATGGGATACCCCAGCAGTTTCCGGGTATTTACTTTTATGACTATACCAAGAACGCCTCAAGGCTTGGTAAGACTGCCGGTAACTATGACTTGATGTACTCATACAGCGGGGAACCTAAGTACCAGCAGTTTGTGATCAAGGCTTTGAAGTCTAACGCGCCCATGTCAGTGGTGTTTAGAGGCGGTATGCCTAAGCATTACATGGGGCGTAGGGTCATTGATGGCGATGCTTCAGACCTTGTTAACGTCAAGGCTGGTGCAGTAATTGTAGGCTTGAAAGCCAAGGGCAAAGCTAAGAAAGATGAAGGTAGCTTTGTAGTGGATGCGACCAACTTAATAGCGGCAGCATAATATGGAACGTGAAATTGTAGTGAAGAAGGTAGGTGCAGCAGGCTGGGCCGTGGTGTTAGATGATGGGTTAGACCTTAGCCTGCACGCCACCAGTAGTGCGGCACTTGATGAAGCTTTTAGGTGGAGCGAGAGAAGTAACCCACCTATAAAAATAACTATTGATTGTAGAGGTGAGTGATATGAACATAACTAAGAATGGGCAGGAAGTGGAGTGCTACGGGGACTTTAGCCCGGAGTCAGCAGTGTATGCCGTGTTTGATGATGAGATGTTTGACAATTACGTGGACGTTGAAGAGCATTGGGAGCGTTGGTCTGACGTTGTGTCGGATGTGACAGCCTATGCTGAACGTGTAGGTACGACAGTTGTTGAGTTAACTTGCGATTAAGGAGAAGTTAATGTTGATTGAGAAGAGATCTATAGCTACAGGCAGGGTTCATATCTTGGACTTGCCGGTAACTAAGCAGCAGGTAGAGGCTTGGCAGGGCGGTGAGTTGATTCAGAATGCTATGCCTGACCTGTCCAGCGAGATGCGTGAGTTTATTGTCTCAGGGATTACGCCTTGGGAATGGGAAGAACTATATGGAGAAGAAGATGAGTAGAACTAAGTTTGGTAAAAGTGTAGATGTTGACAGCCCATATGCCGTATACAAGGCAGGGGATATAGAGTGGCGGGTGCTCAAGACCTATCAAGGTGTAGCTAAGGAGAAGTCTAACCCTTACGCACGCTGGATGGTTGCGGCTAAGTCTCCTATGACTTATGGTAGCTGGGACATGGGCGATACATATGCCCGTGAAGTCTTAAAATATGGGCAGCTAGTGGCTGCTACTGATCAATGGAAAGAGGAATATAATAATGAACTTACATAGAGTGAGGTCGGTAAGGGTTGTGAGAAAGGGTAATGAGTGGACATCACTAGTCATTACTCATCAGCAGAATACTAGTGTTTCTAAAGAGGATGTTAAATCAATCTCTACCATGCTAAGTATTCGGGAGAATGACGTTTGGCGTGTGATAGATATGGTCAGGGGTCTAGGTACTTTTGAAGAAGAGATCTGCCTGTTTCCAGAGCATGATCTTCCTATCAAGTGGGAGTTTGAATGATGAGTGATAGGTTTTATCAAGCCATTCAATGTCAGGTTAATCTAGAAAAGATTATCCCTCACATAAACTATCCATTAGCAGGGCATCTAACGCCTGAGAGCATTGAGATAATTAAACTGAGAAGGGAGGGCTATACCATACAACGTATAGCTGACACGCTGGGTGTCTCTTTCTCTAAAGCACAACGTACAGTAGGGAAGTCTGGAATATGAGTGATATAGATAGGTTGCGTGAGCTAAGTGATGCTGTTCTGATTGATGAGCATTGGGGTGACGCTGAAGTTAAAGAGTTTATGGTGGAGGTGAGGTTCTTTGTGAATGCCTCCAGCAGAGAGGATGCAGTATTAATAGTAGATAAGGCTATTAACACTGCTAAGTTAAATGAAGTAGAAGCATGGCAAATTGAATTAAGTGAGGAAGTATAATGAAAAAAGTAGCATATTTAAAAGTTCAGTCAAGTGAAGCACCAGCACGTACCACACAACCCCGCTCTGTATGGAGAGAGTTGTTCGGTAGTATGCGCCGTGGTGATTGGATGTTTGTTGAAAGGAAAGACCACTCAAGAGTAGGTGCGTCTGCCAGTATTTACCTTCGCGGCAAGTACACAATGTACAAGGTGCCTGAAGGTTACTGCTTAATGGTAATTAAATAGAGGAATTGTAATGACGTATAATGAATTAGCAGCATTCATAATGAATGACATGCCCAAGGATCTAAAAGATAAACCTGTTGAAGTTGTTATTCAATCTGAAGATTTTGGATACGAGATGGAGGGAGGCACACTGGATAGCTTTAACATCAAGTACTCTCCTGTTGCTGGTGTAATGGATTCTCCTTCTGTATTTATGGAGTTCAGGACATGATCTATCGTCTAAGGAAGTTTAAGAAGCGTTACGGTATCAAGTATGGTCGCTCCTACCTTGCAGTGCATTTAGGTAAGCGGTCTTGGTATGTCCCTCATCACAAGCGTGGAAGCGTGTTCAGTATCAATGAGTGGCGTGGTCTTACGGAGGTAACAAAGCATGGGTGAGTATTCTAAACCGGCTGCGTATTGCTGTGGCTGCAATGTTATCAGTATCAAGTACACTAACAAGCACAAGTGTTTACTCAGCAGGTGTGCGGCTGACCTTAAAATTATGGCTGACCTGTTGTTGATTGAGGGGCAGGATGAGCTTCACTTCAATGTTCAGTCAACATACAACCAAGTCCGGGGCATGATGAGGAAGGTACATGAAGAACCTAATTGATATGTCTAATCATATATTGAAGTTCTCTTCTTCCTATCTGGGCGAGGTGGACGTTGACAACACCTTAATGGAGGAAGCTCTGGCCCTGTGTTTAATACACGGGGATGATTTCTGTATAAACTTCACCCGCATATATCTTGATGTGCAGCGTGATGAGATATTGAAATCAGACATGCTGAATTAATTAGACAGCACATAAATTATATGCTAAAATATTTTTTAAGTTTTTAAAGGAGATATAATAATGAGTTCAATAGATCCTCATTCAGAGCTTCAAGAGCAGCAACAAGAACTCAGAAGCTTCATAGACGATTGGTGGTGTCAGGTTTTTGCCTTACAGATTGGTTGTCCACTGCCTTCTAAGGATTTAGGTAATAAGTTTATTGGGTTTGTTGAAGATAGAATGGAAGAGGTTGATACTTGGCGTATAACAGATGATGATCTGTCTCAGTTCTTTCCTGAATTTTTAGACTCACTAGGAGATTGGTGATAGTGTTTATAACTGAAGAGCAGTACAAGAAGTTTCAAGCCTCTAAGTATATGGGCCTGTTGTATGAAAATAAAATGACCTGCAATGTAGAATTAGATTACTATGATGTAGGCGTACACTACCTAGAGATAGGGCAGGGTACAGATGATTCATTAAAGGATGAAATATTTCAATTCTTTATGGACAATGCAGCCCCGGCTGTAGTAAACTCGCACAACTTTAATTATAGGAGAAAAGAAAATGCGAATGATTGATGGTATCCCACAGGTGTTGACAGGTGAAGCCTATTACCCACACGTAAAGGTTCCTGTTCCCAACTATCAGCAGACGGCTAACGGTTATGAAATTAACCTTGCTGTATCTGATGAGGTGTTCCAGCAGTTCAAGGACGCAGGCTTTAACGTGGGCCTGAAGGAAGCAGGCAGAGCTAAGTATACTGAAGATCCTGTAGTACATTTCTATCAGTGGGAGATTAATGGCAAGGGTGAGAAGAATGCAGTACCCAAGCTTGTTGACGCTGATAAGAATGAGATTGATGTTCAGATTGGCAATGGCTCTAAGGTAGCTATCCAATGGAGAGCAGCGGTGTATGGGCCTAATAAGCAGTACAAGCGTGCAATCCTAGAAGCTGTACAGGTCTTGGAGTTACAAGAGTATGGTTCTTCTATGGGTTCTGAAACTGAACTAGCATTTTAAGGAGTGAGCATGAGTGAAGAGCAGCAGACAGTCACAGTAGATGGTAATGAATACAATCTAGATGACCTATCTGAAACAGCTAAGGCTATTGTAGGCCATGTGATTAACATAAGACAGGAGGTAGGTGAAGTAAGCCACCGTCTTGTGACATTACAGGCCGCTGAGTTGCAGCTATCTAGGCAGCTATCCGCTGAACTAGAAGAAGCTCCAGCAGAAGCTGAAGTAGTAGACTAAACTAAGAGGGGCTGTAAAGGCCCCTTCTTTTTATGGAGAATAATATGCCTTTCGTACAGACACACAAAGACTGTCCGTCATGCAGCCACAAGGAATGCTTGGCTGTTAATGATGATGGATCAGCAAAGTGTTTTTCATGCGGGGATTTTATAATTAATTATGCAGAGGGTAAGATGGACGTAGCTCCAAGACTTGTAAAAGATAATGTCACTATCAAAGAGGGTGACTTCTTTCCGCTAAAAGATAGAACAATAACACTGAACACCGCTAAGAGGTATGGTGTTAGGTCTACACAATCACCTACGGGTGAGACTACACGGCACTTCTATCCGTACTACAACGGTTCAGAAGAGGTGGCATTCAAGACACGCATGGTAGACACCAAAGGCTTTGTAGCTGCTGGGCCTATGTCAGAGTGTGGCTTGTTTGGACAGCAGACTGTAGGTGATAAGGGTGGTAAGTACCTGACCATCACTGAAGGTGAGTGCGATGCTATGGCTGCATACGAACTGCTAGGTTCTAAGTGGCCTGTTGTATCTGTAAAGAATGGGGCAGCAGGAGCAGAGAAAGATGTCAAATCTCAGATAGAATTTCTTGAGAAGTTTGACAATATTATAATCTGCTTTGATGCTGATAAACCCGGACAGGATGCAGCCAAGAAGGTTGCTAGGTTGTTGAAGCCTAACAAGGCTAAGATAATGGTGATGCCTGATGGTTTTAAAGATGCCAATGACATGCTACGTAACAACCAGCACGGCTCTTACGTTAACTCTTGGTGGAATGCTAAGACCTACACGCCCAGTGGTGTACTCAATGTTAGTGAGAACAAAGACAAGTACCACAACAGACCTAAGAAGAAGTCTATCCCCTATCCTTGGGATGGCCTTAACAAGAAGTTAGAAGGTCTACGTCAGGGTGAGCTGGTACTACTTGCAGGCGGCACAGGCTTAGGTAAGTCTAGTGTTACGCGAGAGCTAGAGCACTGGCTGATACGTGAGACTGATGACAACATAGGCGTGGTTGCCTTGGAAGAGGATTGGACACGTACTGTTGATGGGATATTATCTATTGAGGCTAATGCCAAACTACACATTGATAGTGTACGTGAGACATACTCAATGGAAGAGATGGACATCTTATTTGATGATGTCTTCTTAGATAATAATAACAATGATAGGGTTTGGGTTCACGCCCACTTTGGCTCCAATGACATTGATGGTATCTTTAGTAAGCTACGCTATATGATAGTTGGATGTGAGTGTAAGTGGGTAGTGATTGACCACCTACACATGATGGTATCTGCCACCCTAGAGGGTGATGAACGCCGTTCAATAGACTCTATTATGACTAGGCTTAGAAGCCTTGCAGAAGAGACAGGAGCGGGTCTTATACTAGTGTCCCACCTCAGACGTATTGATGGTAACAAGGGCCATGAGAAGGGTGCAGAGACTGATCTAAGCCACCTCAGAGGCAGTCAATCTATTGCTCAGTTGTCTGATTGTGTGATTACACTTGAACGTAATCAACAGGCTGATGATCCTATCGTAGCTTCTACCACCCGTGTGCGTATCTTAAAGTCTAGATATACAGGTGATGTCGGTATCGCTACATACTTGCAGTATGATAAGGATACTGGTAGGCTTAATGAAGTAGATGACTCAGACATAGACTTTGATACATCCCCTGAATCAACATTGGCATTTGAATGAAACTATTATTTGACATAGAAACTGACGGCCTTGAGTACACTAAGATCTGGTGCCTAGTTGCACAGGAAGTAGATACAGGTGAAGTGTGGTCTTATGGCCCGGATGAGATAGAGGAAGGTGTGCAGCTACTCAATGGTGCTGAACAACTTTCAGGTCATAACATTATTGGATTTGACATACCAGCTTTAGAAGAACTCACATCTTTTAAGCTAGGTAGCCAGAGGATTATAGATACCTTGGTACTATCTAGACTATTCAATCCTGTCCGTGAAGGAGGTCACAGCCTTGCGGTATGGGGAGGTAAGCTAGGGCTGTCTAAGATAGAGTTCAAAGAGTTTGAATCTTATAGCCCACAGATGCTTGAGTATTGTAAGCGTGACGTTGCAGTTAACGTAAAGGTTTACAAATCTCTACAACGAGAAGGCGTAGGCTTTGATCCTAGATCTATTGTGTTAGAGACTGAGACTGCAAGAATACTAAAAGATCAAGAGAAGAACGGCTTCTACTTTGATGAGTATGCTGCTGACATGTTGCTTGCTTTGATGCGTACTAAGATGAAAGACGCAGAAGATGAAGTAACCAAAGTGTTTAAGCCTAAGATGGATAAGCGTCTTATATACCGTAAAAACACTGCTAACGGCAGCGTCTCTAAGATGGGTTGTTGGGATACTCCGTCAGGTTCAGGCGTAAGACTGACTACTGAGGAACACGAGATACTATCTCAGCCTGCTACTTTCTCCACTACTAGAGTTACCATTGTTGATTTTAGTATTAGTTCTCGCAAGCAGATAGGCGAATACTTAATTGAGTTTGGGTGGAAGCCCGAAGAGTTTACAGTTAATGGCAGACCTGTTGTTAACGAGAAGACTCTATCTCAGATAAAAGATATCCCTCAGGCAGAGCTTATTAAAGACTACTTGATGTATCAGAAACGCGAGGCTCAGATTAAGTCTTGGATAAAGGCACTTAAAGAAGATGGTAGAGTTCACGGCTATGTAAATAGTAATGGTACTATCACTGGGCGTATGACTCACAACAACCCCAATATGGCTCAGGTTCCCAGCAGTGGCTCCCCTTATGGTAAGGAGTGTCGCGCTTGCTGGACTGTACCTAAGGGATATAAACTTGTAGGCATAGATGCTAGTGGTCTTGAGCTACGGATGCTTGCACATTATATGGATGATCAGGAGTATACAAATGAAATCCTTAACGGAGACATACACACCACTAATCAAAAGCTTGCGGGACTTGAATCAAGAAATCAGGCGAAGACATTCATATATGCACTCCTATACGGAGCAGGAGATGAAAAGCTTGGGAGTGTGGCTGGAGGAGGTAAATCAGTTGGCTCAAGACTTAGACAATCTTTCTTTGATAATCTCCCAGCATTCTCTGCTCTTAAAGATAGAGTTGCGAGAGCGTCTGGAAAGGGATTCCTTAAAGGACTAGATGGACGCAAAGTCTTTGTACGCTCAGAACATTCAGCACTGAACACGCTGTTACAGGGTGCCGGGGCTATTGTAATGAAGCAGGCACTAGTTATGTTTGATGATAAGCTTACAGGACTAGACGCTAAGTTTGTATGCAATGTACATGATGAATGGCAATTAGAGGTTGCCGAAGATCAAGCAGATGTAGTAGGTAAGCATGGCGTTGATGCTATCATTGAAGCTGGTAAAGTATTGGATCTTAAATGCCCCTTAGATGGAGAATATAATGTCGGAATCAACTGGTCAGAAACACACTGAGATACCTGAAAATCCTATGGGTATTGCTGTGAGCAACCCTGAAAGATATAAGTTTGTTGACGGGGAGTGGTGGTATTATTACCCTGAAGATAGACCCAGCAGTAACCTCCGTGTACGTGAAAGAGCAAGTACCTTACGTAAAAAACTAAACAAGGCGATGCGTGTTGATGGTAAATACATTCCACTCTCGCACCCTCTACATAAGCCCGGTAACTACAAGGGGTTTACTGACGCAGCCTTTAGTTCCCTAGAGAATTATGAACGTAGTTTAGAGGGTGAGGTATATATAATATATAACCCTTCTTTCCCAAGCTGGATAAAGGTAGGGATGGCTGTTGATTCTGGAGATAGACTTAAACAATATCAAACAGGATCACCCTATAGAAACTACAAAGTACACGCATCTTACTCTGTTGCTGACAGGAGGAAGGCAGAAGCAGAAGCACACAAACTTTTAGGAGAAAAACATGAACGTAGAGGAGAGTGGTTTGTCTGCTCTACCGCTGTTGCCAAAAACCTACTAGATAAACATTTTAAACCGGAGGGAGGACAACTTGAACTCTTCTAAAGACCTAGAAAATTTAGTACCTGATATATATGAGAAGCTAGACGCTTTATCACAAGGTGAAGCCCTAGATATATCAGATGATATGATTGCTGACTTTGGTGAACGGATGAAAGCAGCCATAGTCCACTGGTCACAGCCTCACAAGCAGTCTACAGGGCTGCGTATGAGTAACATAGGTAAACCTGCACGGCAGTTATGGTATGAGTCTCGCAGGGATCTTGACGCACCCTCACACATGCAGCCACACACTCATATTAAATTTCTTTATGGGCATTTGTTAGAAGAAGTGTTGCTACTTCTTGTGAAACTTGCAGGCCATGAAGTAACAGATGAGCAAAAAGAAGTCGTAGTGGACGGCATCAAAGGTCACATGGACTGTAAGATAAATGGTGAGGTAGTTGATGTTAAGACGGCATCTAATTATGCCTTCAGAAAGTTCTCAGAAGGGACGTTAGCTGTTGATGATCCCTTTGGGTACATGGCCCAGCTTGCAGGCTATGAGGCGGCTGAGGGAACGTCTGACGGTGGGTTCTTAGCTATCAACAAAGAGTCAGGTGAGCTTGCGTTACTCAGGCCCGGATCATTATCTAAACCTAATATCAGTACAAGAATAGTAGAACTAAAAGAAATCTTAACTCTTGACAAACCACCATCTCGTTGCTATACTGATATACCCGAAGGTAAGAGTGGTAATATGCGTATAGCTACAGGATGTAACTACTGCCCCTTCAAGAATGATTGCTGGTCAGATTCTAATAATGGTGATGGGCTTAGGGTATTCAAGTACTCAAATGGTCTGAAGTATTTTACTAAAGTTGTATCTGAACCTAGAGTAGAGGAATTAAAATGAACCCCAAGATCTGTAAAAGAATTAGCAGACAGACGGAAGTAGTATTACTTGCGTGGCTAAGAACTTTAATCTCTGAAGAGGAACAGTCTCAGATAGATACAAGTAATATCTATCAGTACTTACCACCTTCAGAGTACTTCTACAACAACAGAACCCTGAGATTAAGTTTCTATAGCCCTAAGTGGGTAAGAAAACAAATCAAAAAGCTTGCAAAGCTTGGTAATGTTATAGAAGAAATCACTATGCAGGACTTAGAAAAGGCAGTAGCTCATCAAAGCTAAGGTTAAAAGCGGCTGGCGTAAGGCTAGAGTACCCCGCCCTAAGAAGTACTTAAAGGCAGACGGTAGTAAGTATGACTCTATCTGGGAGGCTGTCTTACATGAATCAATTCTAAAGGATTGGGAACATCATGTTGATAAAGTCCCATATGTTATTGAACATAAGTACGAGCCTGACTTTGTTAGGGAAGTAGACGGTAAGAAGATATTACTTGAGTCTAAGGGTAGGTTCTGGGACTTTGCAGAGTACAACAAGTACATCTGGGTCAAGAAGATCTTACCTAAAGATGTTGAGCTAGTATTTCTTTTTGCTAACCCCTCTGCCCCAATGCCCGGAGCTAAGAGGCGCAAGGACGGTACTAAAAGATCTCATGGTGAATGGGCTGGTGCTAATGGGTTTAGGTGGTATAGTGAAGATACAATACCTGATCATTGGATTGACGCTAAGGCTAGGGAGTCTGATGAGTATAAGAAACGTAATGATAAACTAAAGGTTAAAATGCAATGAAACTTAAAGAACTTTGTAACTTGCAATACAATAACTCTTATGGTGGGTTGTTCAGACTTGCTAAAGGAAAATCACCAATGGCTGTAGTAAGAGTCATTCAAAATCAAGATACTATTTTAGTAGAGTGTCTGTACTTAAAGTCAGGTACAATAAATGTACACTCAGGAGAAAAAGAAGTAGTAGCTTTAAAGCTTGGAGTGTTTGAAGATGATGAAGACTTTTTGTCTAAAGAAGAGCTAGAAGAAGTGAGGCATTTAGGATGCCCTAATTGGCCTAATTGTGACATGGTAGGATGTGGAGAATGGTAATGAGTATTGATGATGCAACACCAGAAGCGTGGGATAGGATAAACAAGTGGAACCGCAATGGCCCAGACCAGCACCCGCTATTCCCTACAAAAGATGACCCTGAAATGTTGGGTGACCTGTTAAAAGAAGACTATAAATTAGCAGAGGAAAAGATGAAAGATAGCTACACCCGCCAAGGGTATAAGTTCAAAACTTCTTGGGGTGATGAAGATGTTAATAGCCCCTCACACTACGCCCAGCAGGGAGACATAGAATGTATTGATGCTATGGAGTCTATGTTGTCTAGAGAAGAAATC